TCTCTGCATCTGCCTGCTCGATCTCACGCTGCAGTTGGTTAAACTCCGCCTGCTCTTCCGCTGTCAAGGCGCGGTTGCCGTCTGCCTTTGCCGTATCCACTATGACCTGCTGTCTCAGCAAGGCAGCATTTTTTCTTTGTTTTGGTGTCATTTCTTTCCTCCCTATCTGTTTTTATTTATCTGGAGCTGGGCCTCAAAGCAGGATAGCGTCTTTACAAACTCCCGCCCTACTCCCACAGTCGCATCCGCCGGGACGCTTACTATGCTTATCTCAAAAGGCATCCACTTTCTAGCTACGCCACAGGGGCCTGTAAACCTTCCATCCGTGGATACTTTGCCCTGCATGACCTCTTCAATAATATCAATCTGGTATCCGACGGAAACGCCCTTTAAAGTTCCTGCTTTAACTTTTTGATAAATGATCTCGCTCTCCTGATCACTGTCAAACTCCACTTCTGCCATACCCCGCTGATTTTCCAGCCAGGCGCGGACAATTCTGCCTATTACTTTATCCCGCTTATGATTAAATAGCAGGACACCTATGCTGTTAAGCCTGGAGAGGTCAACAGCTTCCGGCCCGTGATCTAAGATTTCTTTTCCCCAGTACCGCTCATATGGCTCTTCGGAAGAAAAGGAAAGAATGAATTTTCTTTCATTTCCTTCGCCCTCTATGGCCCTTATTGCCGCCTTGGTAAACGCCCTTGTCTGGCTTTCCCGCTTGCTGTCCCTGGCTGCTGCCTGTGACCTGCTGTTCTGGAAGGGCATCCTCTCCAGCCTGGTCTGCGAGCTTAATCTCTGTCTCTGGCCTGCCAAAAATTACACCTCCCATCTCTATGCCTTTTTCCCTTGCGTACTCCAGGACCTCGACAGTCTCATCTATCTGTTCTTTCCAGTCCCTTCCGTTTTCAGCAGCAACCTGCTGATAAGTTTTCTGTCCTGTTTCCAAGGCGATTTTTGTCGCATTTGCCTCTTTCTCTGGGTCAATCCAGGGCTTGGGTGACACCACCCATTTATGCCTGAAATAATCTCGCTTATGCTCCCAAAAGTCCGGTATATCAAAAAGTCCTGTAAGGACACCCGATATGATAAAAGTCTCGTATACCTCGTCCATGACATTTTCTGTCAAATTTTCGATATCCTCTATATAGGTCTGTCCGTCTTCTATGATCCCCTGCCTGGCACTGCTATAGTTGCTTTGGCTCATATCCCGGCTGGTGGCCTCATAGCTCAGTCCCTGCCCTGCACCTATAAGGCGCTGTTGCAGTTTGATATAGCTGGTTGCATCCGTCGCCTGTCCGGATGGGTTAACTATTTGGATCTCATCTCCTGAATTAAGCTCCTTAATCATACCAGGGCTTATCTTTTTCCCGTCATAATCTTCCCGTGGACGTCCATCATTTAAGTTTATGCCCCTGGCAAAGTTGCCGGTGGTAGGTATTATCTTTTTTACAAAAACGGCAAGGCATGCGGCTATCCTCTCTTTAACGCTCACAGCTGTCATAAACTCGTTTGTATCCCTTACTCTGGTGATGGTAGGTGCCAGATCACTCATCTCCCGCACTTGGGACGGACGATCTTTTGTAAAATAAAAAATTATATCTTTTGCCGGAACGTAAGAGGACTCAATCTGGCTGGACCCGTCCATACTGTACTGACTAATCCAGTATCCTACGGGCTTATTATAAGAATTAAGCTCAATTCCACCGATCACTCTGTGCCCAGGGTTGTGTGGAGATGTATGCCCGATATCCAGCTCATCAACCTCCAGCATCTGCAGCTTAAAAGGCAGGAGCCCTCCGTTGATATAACACTTTTTAAAAAGGATTCCGCCGTCTACTTTTTTCCGTCGCTCTGCCATTCGGAGCATCTGGTTAAAACTTTGTGTCTCCGTAACATCACAGTTTTTACGCTTGCACCATTCACCCCAAGCCTCCTGTATCTGTTTGTTAAGCTCCTCACTGTCCGTCTTGGCCCGAAGTGTATACCCACGCCCTACCACGTTGCGACGGTATGCCCCGATCACGCTGTTGGCGATATCGCTGTTGCGCTCCAGGTCACGGGCCCTGGCTCTGATGGTGTCACGACTGCTTCGGTCTGTCTGCTCTGCAGATTGGTTGTATGCCAGCCATCCGGAGTTTAAGCGACTATAATCTCCCGCGTCATAGTGCCGCATCTCTTCCAGGCTCTGCCGCCACGTTTCCCGCCGGAACCCTGCTGCCGGGGAAAGAAAACTGATAAGATTATCCAGCCAGCTCATGGTTTATCTCCTTATCTCCCGTCAAAAAATCCAACATAGCAATCATCCAATAGCCCTGGGGTGGTTCCCGCTGCCTGCGCCATCAAGTCATTTTTTATTTTGTATAGCGTGTTAAGATCCGCCCGCTCCAACTGACGGGAACCCAGTTTGTAACTCTGCCCGCCCACAGTAATGTTTACGATAGCCTGATCTACCTGCTGCAGGAGATCCTGCGCTGTAAGTCTTTCCTCCACCCGGTTCCTCCTTCTTTATATCCAGTTTTCATTCTGATTTATCCAGTCTTCTTCCGGTGCATACTGCGGCTTCTTTTCCGGCTGTGGCTGCTGTTCACTTTGCAAGTGTAGCATACGGACTTTTAAGGTATCTGCTGCTGCCAGGGCATAAACCTCTGCATCCAGATAATGGTTGTCCGCGTGGCTATACTTAGGCACCCATTTAAGCTGTGGTCTTTTTCCAGCTGCGGCAACATTGACTTTATGCTCTGCTGTCACCTGGCTGGCATACTCCTCATCACACCCCTGATACACCATCCAGCTGCCTTTACCGTTTTTGCGATGCATCCGGTCAGCTATCATGTCTTTATACTTATCCCCACAGACAATGACCAGTTCTATTCCGTATGCCTTGGATGCGTCGCGGTTTACAGTTGTGATTTTAAAGTGGTTTTCCATGTTGGTATTGCTGGAGCCTTTGACCGGTTTTGCCCAGTCTAAGTTCACAGCACAAAAATCATAAACTGTGTCTGTTGCGTATCCTGAGTCAATCAGGCACAGGTTTACAAGCATAACGGCCCCTGACTCTGTTCTATATTCCAGATTCATTATCTGCTCGATTTCATCAAGGTTGTACGCCTGCCCATGCGCAATGTTCTGGCTGGTTATGTAATCCCCCCATGCCCTTATGGTCCAATACACACAGCTTTCCTGTACATCCACCCCCGCAGTGAGCAGCTTCGTCCAGTCAGGTACAGTAAACTCCGGCAGCTCTGTCTGCCGCTCCAGGACAAGTTCTGCACTGGTTTTCAGCCTGGTATCCTCCCAGGGTTCTGCCAGCCAGGAGTTTACAAAGTTCTGCAGTCTCTCCGGATCATCCTTGCTGTCCATGAACTCTTTTGCGATTTCTGCAAAGCGGACAAAAGGGCTGTAGAGCGTGTTTATCCAATAGGCAACTGTTTTTACAAACTGTGTTGTCTGTCTTACATCCTCCCAGTGCCCCTGTTTTACAGCTGCCTGCTTTTGCGCATCAGTTATGACACATCCACACTCCTGGCAGATATAAAAAGCAAACTCCGCACGATCTGCATTGCTCAGGCCCTCTGCATCATCCACCGGTTCAAACGTCTCCAGCTTTTCTTTAATTGCATCTTCTCCGTAGGCATCTACAAGATCCTTATCTTTCCCAGGCCACCTGAGGTTATCAAAGCGAAGCTCTATAAACGCCCCGCAGTGCGGGCAGGGCACAAAGTAATGTTTTTCTACGTCCGCTCCTTCTTTTGTCTTCCAGATATGGTTAGAACGAATTGTCGGCGTACTCGTCATGTAAACTTTACTGTTGCGAAAAGTCTTGGTACGCTCTTTGGCCAGACTGATGGGATCCGCCTCTTTTTTCCCGGCACCAGGATATTTGTCCACCTCGTCAAGAAAAAGATATTTCATGGCGAACGATGCCAGTCCAGAGGGGCTGTTGCTCCAAACAACTTTTATAAACATGTCCGTAAAGTCAAGCTCATATCCACTGCTGTTTGAGTCGAATTTTTTATACAGCGACGGGGTGGAGCGGAGCATGGGCATAATACGCTTTTCCATGACGCTTCCTCCCATCGTCTCTGTAGGATATACAACTTCTACCGGGGACGGGTCCTGTTGGATAACATATCCCAGCATGTTCAGTTCTACTTCCGTTCCTCCCACTTGAGTACACTTGCAAAAAATAATCTCCTCTATATCGCTGTCCAAAAATGTATCCATAATTTCCACCAGGTACGGCGTCCTGCCATTGTTCCATGGGCCTGGTTCTGCACTTGTCATATTATCCAGCATCCGATACTTTTCTGCCCACTCTGATACCTTCAGCTCCTCCGGCGGCGCAAGAAGTTTTATCGCATCCTGCTGGTATGGTTTGCACTCAAACTTCCGCATGCGATACGGTTTCAACTCCTGCATCTTTCTGTCCTTTCTTCTTCCTTTTTGCCTTCTCCGGTTTTTGTCCTGCAACAGTAAAAGCCCTGAGCATACGAGTTACCTCAAGCCCCATCTCTTTTTCTATGCGTCGGGACTCAAGAGGGTCCAGCTTATCACTGATCAGCCCAAGGAGCCGGGACGGTATACCCATGGCAAAGCGTTTAAAGGTGGTAAAAAACTTTTGATAGTCCAGAACAACCTCTGCAATGTCGATGTACTTCCCCGCTGCAATTTCGCATTTCATCCGGTGCAGCTCTCCCTGGCTTTCTTTCAGCGCAATCTCCGCCTCCAGCTTCTGTTGCCGCAACTTGACCTCTTTTTCAGGCTTTTCCCGCCCTTTAATTTTTTTTGACTGGTACCTGGTATATGCCTCTACTGTCGGAAGGAAGTTGTAACGCCGGCCCTCTCCCGGCATTTCTATCGCCTGGATGACCCCCTCTTTTGTAAGCTGCTGCACCCACCGCATAGAGATGTCAAATACCTTGGCAATCGCCTTTGATGTTACATACAGATCCCCTGTGATTTCCCCCTGTTCGTCCAGTGTCAGCAACCCACTCCCTCCCCCCTGATAGAAAAAGAGAAAACGTCTTTGTACGTTTCCACTTTTTCTATATATCTCTATTTATAGTCTTTTTAAGAATCCTGTGTTTTGTCTTGCGAAGCGAAGTGCAAAAATTATTTTTATTTTCAGCGCCGGAAACACCGCGCCTTCCGCGCCCCGCATACGGCCTCCCCCCTGGGAAGTACCTTGAGGCTGCCTGTGAGCCCCATACAGCCCCTTTTCTCCTGCTGCATAAGCACTTTCTCTATGTGACTGCTATACCGTCCTACGAGGGTGTTCCTCTCGCCCGCTCTCTCATGCTGCCATCTTATCACATCCAAGAGTGCATATGGGTGCATACTTTTAGTAATCACTATGTATCTTTGGTTGATATTCGCTGCACGACTGTGCTGCTGCCTGTCAGTCCTTCTCCCGCTTTATCAGGAGCGCTTCCACTTTTTTAAACTCCAGCAGTTTTTCCAGGGCCTTATTCTGATAGCTAAAACAAGCCCTGCGGCACAGGTGCATTTCTTTCTCAATCTCTGCCCAGCTCCTTCCGTCTATAAATCTGAGCTCTAAAATCATTCTCTCGGGGCTGCCTTCTTCAAGAAAATCCAGAATGTCCATGACTTTTAACAGGGATTTTTCTACCTGATTTTTTTGGTTTTCTATTCTGGTTTCGATTTCGCTTAGACGATAAACAAAAGAGGCCGCACCTGGTCCAGCCTCTTTTGTATTTTTCATATTTACAGAAACATACCCATGCCCGCCTATGGGTGTGTTCATTTCCTCTTTGATATTTATGAGCCGTCTTTCCAACTGTGTCCGCACCATTCGCCCGGTATAATACTGATTCAGATAATCCTTGAGCTGTTCTTTTTTTCTGTTTTTTTCACCTTGCTGTTTCATATGTCTCACCCTCCCCGCTGTCTTCCCTCTCCAGTATAGACGCCAAGAAGTAAACCCTACTGCCAAAAGCCTTAATCCGATACAGCTCCCGTTCCCTCTGATCCCAATCCAGAATATGTATTCCTCTTTTCTGAAGAATCTCAAGGCTGCTATTGATCCCTGCTGCTAAGATTTCTGTAGGTACTGCCTCCAGCATCTGCTGTGCCAGCCTGGGGTCTGTCAGATCCAGGCTCTGATTCTGTTTTTTGCGGCTCTTGCCTATTTTCAATTTATTTTGCACCCCCTTTATCTACAATGTTATCCACCATATCTTCAAGCGCCAGCTGCTTTTCTGGTATGTAATTCATCCAGATCACTTCTTGGCGTGGTTTGCCTCCCTCTGCACAACTGGTAAAATATTTTTTATGCCATCCTTGCAAATGGCTGTTATACATCTCTGACTCATATCCAGATATCATAATTTTTGCCTGACTTTGTAACACGGCTTCTAACAAGGCTATATGGTCCGCTTCTGTCATCTCATGTCTATACTGCTTTCTGCTTCGTGTACTCAGAAGATATGGTGGATCCAGATACATAAATACATTCTGGTAATTAAAGCGTTCAATTACTTCCAAGGCCGGTCGGCTTTCAATCTGCACTTTCCGTAATCGTTCAGCAACCTCCACGATCCACTCCGGCAGGCGGTACCAGTTCCACAGATTGTACATACTTTCCCTACATGACGCATCATACTTCCAGCCGCCTTTATACCCGTCAGCCCTGCTGCCTCGAGCACCATACGACTGCCAACACCTGACTAAAAATTGACATGCTCTATGGCATCTATCCTCCTTCGGGAGTTTCTCTTCTTCCGGTATAGTTTCGTACGATTCATTGTATATTTGTCTGCTGTATGGTGTAACCATGACAAGTGCCGCCAGCCTGTTAGATTCTGTCTTTATGCAGTGAAACAAATTTGTTACTTCTCTATCCAGATCATTAATTGTTTCTATGGCAGAAGGACTCTTGCTGAACAACATTGCCCCGCTGCCAAAATACGGCTCTATGTAACTGTGATGTGATGGAATCAGCTCTGCCAATTGCCTGGTAATGTTCCACTTACTTCCCGGATATCTCAGTATCTGCCTCATCCCCTTGCTCCTATCTTTTTTTCTGCAGCTCTTTTAAAAATTCCACAAGTTCCGTCTCACTGTTTGGGCACTTATCATATCGGCTGTGTCTAATCCATTTTCCGGCTCCAGAAGAGCCTCTTGGAGGTTCCGGTCCCCCCACCAGATGCAGATAACATGCCTCATAAGCATCATAATATTTTGTTTCTTCCCTCTGGTATACTTCTGCGATAAGTCGTGCCCCATTTTCAAAATCATACTTGTAAAAATCAGCACCTATATTCTCATCTCTATACCAGAGCCCCCAAGACTTGTAGTTCCCCAGCCATTCTTTGCGCTGGATATCGTTTTTCAGGAATGGAAGGGGCGGCTGCTCCTTCTTCAAAATCTTCTCTGCTTCTTTCATCTCTAAATCAGTATTTACCACTGGTGGCACACTTTCTTTTTTGCAACCTAAAATACAGAATCCGTCTTCCAAGCCTGTATAATCTTCCAGAATATAAATTATCTCTTTCCGGCATCTCCGGCCTGTTTCCTGACCATCCCTGTGCTCCACCAGCTCCATTGTGTCTCCCACACGATAATCACAGTCATTTTTTCTCAACTCAAAATCTTTTCTTCCCGATAATGCATCATCAAAGAATTGTGCTCCCAGCTTTATCTCATGTATCATCGGATGCTGCCTGGTATCTGAGGGAAGATGACTCATTTTTTCCTCTTGCTCCATCTCCCGTAATTTCTTTTTTGTCTCCCGGTCAATGGCATCCTGCTCCTCACTGTAACGCTGCGCTTCTGTCTTTTCCGCTTCTGCTTTGCTGATATATCTGTCACAGTCGGTACAGGTGGATGTTTTTACGTTGCAGTCCGCATACCTTTTGCAGGACCAGCACAGAGATGTGATGCTCTCCGGATGTGCCTGTTGCCTGGCTTCCTCTTCCGGCTCCCCAAGGGCCTGCTGCCTGCTTCCTTCCTCTGCGGAAGCCTGGGTTGCTTCGGCTTCCGGTTCTACCGCTTCATTTTCTGATTCCTCTACTTCGAGAGGTGTTTCCTCTACGGGATCCGCTGCCTGTTTTGCTTCCCTGACCTCTTTCCAGGTCAGGCCGCTCTCCCTGCTCCTTTCCAGCATCTGTCGCTGCGCATCCTCCGGCATCCCGCTGATCTCATATGCTGCCGAAAAAGTCAGTCTCCCTTCTCGAAGCTCCTGTAAAACCTCCGGTAGCAAATTTTTATTGATTGCCTCAATCTGGGCAACTTTGGTTCGGCGCAGATTCATGATTTCTGCAATTACATCCCGGAGCCTCCCACTGTCCAGCTTATACCCCTGAAGGGTGAGGCCGTTTTCTTTCATGTACTGCAGGGATTCCTTAAGACGTTTTTCTTCCTCCAGGATGTCCATAACTGTTTTACTGCGGTATGCATTGGCTATGATCAGCTGCACAGTCTCCTCATGGCCCTCTGCCGGTGTCCGAATCTGACATGTGGCCATCTCAAATTCTTCATGTCCGCACTCTAACAGAAAGTTCAGGGCCCTCCACCTTCTTTCTCCTGCTATGATCCGGTACTCCCCTGCTTCACAGGGCGCATACATTACCGTGAGATTTTCGATCATCCCAACTGCCAGAATCTGCTGTGCAAGTTCTTTTATATCCGGCATTGTATAAAAGTTACGTTCATTACAATACAGCTTTTTGATACTGATGTCCTTCGTGCGGAACCTTGCCTTCGGTTTCTCTTCTGCCGCAGCCCTGCTGCTCTTGTTCAGCGCATCCATAACGCTCCATCCTGCTGCCACCAGCCACCCCTCCTATTCTGTCAGCTTCTGTTTGCTCGTTTCTGTCCTCTCCACGTTAATCTCCCCTTTGCTGTTTTGTGAAACAGCTGCTTTTACTCCTCCGCGCAGGTTCAAAGTTACTTTAGCAACCCCCCCAGAGTAAATTTCTTCCACTGCTGCCTGGAGAATCCCCATAATTCCTTCGCTGACCTGCCTGCCGCGGGGCGCATCCTCCCCAAAAAGCGCGGAGACATTCTGCAGCGCTTTCTGTTTCCGCCGCTTTTCTTTCTGGTAATTTACTGCCTCCGCACAGGTGCAGGTCATTGTCGCCTCTTCCTCTGCCTGTGGGTCTGTCAGTTCATGCTCATACTCAAACTGGAGCAGCTGCCCGCAGAATCTGCATTCCCCTGTCTGCATTCTATCCCTCCATTTCCCTCAGCAGCTCAGCCGCAACTTCTCTGTAATCTTTTGTTACAATACCGTTTTTGGAAAACCTGGGAAGAGGTACCCTCTCCATCGTTGCCTTCTCTGCAGTCAGGGAACGCCTTACTGCCGTTTTAAAACAAGAATGCCCTGATTCTTTTTTCAGCCAGTCTTCCACCTGAAAGCTCATCTGGTTTGCCTGGCGCATGGTCATCAGTATCTGCATTTTAAGCCCGGGATTCAGGCTCCTGAGATCCTCAACCTGTTCCTCCATGCTTGATACTGCCTCGATCTCAAAACCTCCGACTTTTACAGGCACTATCACAAGATCCGCTGCCACAAGCACGTTGGTCACTGTCATATCCATCAGGAGCCCGCAGTCCGCGATACAGTACTCATATGCATCCTGTACCTCCTGCATGGCAGCTTTAAACCTCAGAACCTGATCCTCTGTCTCCTGGAGGAGGAGCTGCATGTTTGTCCGCATAAGGTATCCGTTTGCAGGGATGATATCCACATTTTTGTATGGAGTACCCTGGATAAGATCTGCTGCCCTGTAGCTTCCCCCGGCATCCTGGTGCCGCTCCAGCAACTCCGGCATCCCCGTTCCCTGGGGCTCATATCTATCATACAGCATGGATATGTTGCCCTGCTGATCCGCGTCCACAGCCAGAATCTTCTTTCCATGCTCTGTCCCCAGTATGTATGCAAGGGAAGCCGCCGTCATTGTTTTGCCCACCCCGCCTTTAAGCGTCATCACTGCTATGATTTTCATGGTGTCTCTCCTTAAATCTCAATTTTATAATAAAGCATTATCTATGCCTCCCGGACCTTCTCATATGCTCCCATATCGTCCTGCCGGAGGTGGCTCCTTTCTTCACTCTTCTATGTAATCAAACAATTCCATCTGCCCACTTACATTTGCTTTATTTTTCTTCTCTTCTGCCATCCTGGCCTTCTTATAGGCATTATATTTCCTGCGGTACTCATAGCTCTTCCCAAATATGTTCCATGCGGCTTTCACCACGTTCGGTTCGTATGGTCGGATTAGTTCCAGATCATCAACCGCTTTATACGAGATTGGGCATCCGCAGCATCCTGTTCTTGTGAGACCATAGACCTCATAAGCATCAGAGTACCTGATCCTAAACTGTTTCTTGTACCATGCCTTGTCCTTGTCTGTGACATAGTAAAGGGGCCTGAGCCTATATTGTCCTTCGCTGGTTTCTGTGAAACAGAGCGCTGTGTTGTCCTTGCGCGGGACGGACCTCATGCCACCTTCGTCCCGGCGTTCCCCTGTGATAATCATTTCATAAGCTTTTTGCGCCTCGTGTGCCACCTGCTTCTTGCAATAGTCACAGCACTGTGCGCTGATTTGAAAATCCGGCGGGTATTCCCTTATGAAATCCAGCATGTATTTTGAGGAGTTGATCACCAGCTGGATATTGGGTCTTGGCTCCCCGGCTGAATTGCAGCAGCAGAGAAAATTAATTATGCTCTCGCATTTTGGATATCTCCCTTTCAACTCCTGCCTCTTTGCCTCCTTATCCTCTGCCTGCGCATATTCATCAGCTATTGAGAGGGGTATTCCTTTTTTCTGCCATCCATCAAGTCCTGCAGACATTATCTTTGACACGAATGGAACACCATGCTCCCTAACCGCCTGCACAATGCCAACCTTCGGCCTGACTTCCTCAATTTCCACCCCGTACTTCTCCGCAGTGGCTTTCACATGATCTTTGGTAGCCTTCATCTCCAATCCAGTATTGAAGAATACATACTTGACTGGCGGAAGTGACGGTGCAATCTTCCGTGCCGTTTCAATCAGGTCAATCATGATGTCACTGTCCGCTCCACCTGAATAGGAGCAGATTGCCTTCGGATGCTGCCGTAAATGCGTCATTATGATTCCAATTATCGCCTGGAATTTTTCCGGCGCGTCAAAATCTGCATAATCCGGTCTGTCGGTATATACCTTACTTCTGTATGGTTCGCTCATTTCTTTCTTAAAGGAACCCGGCTCGCCTTATTCCCGGGAAGGTTCCGGCTCCTTTCTGAAATTTAATTCACCTTCAAAAACCTATTAATAATCCTGTCTCTATAATCCTGCGTCTGTTGATATGCTGCATTCTTTACCAAGCGCAGCACGTTCTTCCTTCTGACAATTCTCACATCGTAAATTTTATTCCGGTTCATATAATTGCACATTGCTACCTGAGTCTTGATTGCACTTTTTGTATCTGCATATTCCTTTGTCATACACTTAGCACTGGAACTATAGAAAAACCGGAAAATTACAACAGGTGTTTCCTTCGATTGCCTCACTTTTATTTCTGGCATTCATGCCCCTCCTCTGGTGTCTAAATCTGACACGTAGCCATCTCAAATTCTTCATGTCCGCGCTCCAACAAACTCATCCACCTTCACAGGGGCTTTACCTGCCCTTCTTTCAGTACACTGGCATTCCCTGTTGCCATCCTGCCCCCATCGGCCAGGTTCAGGTACTCCTGAATTATCCTTATGGCCATCTCTGCCCCATAGCAACACACTGCATAGTATCCGTACCCGGCAGCAGCCTGCAGAAATTCCCGCTGCGATTTCTCAAGGCGTCCGCCTCCATACTTCAGCTCAATATACAGCCCATGATACACACCCTTGGGCACCGGCAGATGAAGATCCGGTACTCCTGCCACCACTCCCATCTGTTTCAGTTTTGCCGCCTCGATTTTGTTCCTGCTACCCCCATTGGGACAATGGTACAGCATCCTAAGTTCTGGATACCGGCCCTGCTGCCACTGCGCCCAGCCGATAATGGATGCCTGTTCCGTGTCCTCACTTTTCAATGAGTATTTTAAATATGAATACTTTAAATTCATGTGTATACCCTTCTCCTGTTCTTTTTCTGCCTGAACCTCTTGGCCCCACTCATGATACTGCCTTATGGGCTGCCAGTTCTCTGAGCATCCATCCATGGTATGGATGCGCCTGCCCCAACAGCACCTCCAGATCATGCGCTGCCAGGCAGCTCTCTATCACCTGCCACGCCTCTGCATCACTAATGGGATGATTCTTTGCATTCATCCAGCCTTCATATCTCCATTTTTCATACCATCTTCCCTTCAGGGTTGCTGCAACATAGCAGCAGTCCAGATAGAGCTTCAGGCGGCAAGGAGTCTTCAGGCAGGAAAGAGCTTCTGCCAAGGCCAGGACTGCTAACTGGTTCTCAGTGGTGTCCTGGCGAAAGATCACCTTCCCCTTGTCGGCTGTCTGCCCGTTTGCTGCTGTATATGACAGTATGTACATGCCCGCTCCGTCCCTTCTCTGCGGTCCCCTAATGCTTGTGCAGATATATACGTTTACCTCCTTCATCTCTTCCCCGCCTTCCCTCCCTTCCCTGCTTTCTTAGGCTTCTTCTGTTTTTGGGGTACCTTTTTCGGCTTTTTCCACATCTTAAGGTAAATGTGCCATCCTGTATCTTCGTAATACTCCGCTTTAACCTCGCTTATTGTATAGGCGGGAAACTGCTTCTCAAAAAAAATCTTCCCCTGATCAGCAGACTTTGCCAATTCTGCCACCTTCTTCCGACTGTACTTATGATCCGCATCAGGCAGCCTTTCTGGACGTATCAGGTTCCTGGAGGAGGACCATCTTTTTTTCTTTTTAGGGCACTTTACCAGGTACATACAAAGGGCCTCAATTCCATTTTTATCTACCTGTATACGATCCGCATTGACCCAGCCAAGCTTAGTAACACTCTGGCGGCTATACTTGGGATCTGCATCATACTTGCGCCAGTTAATCCGCTCTGATGTCCACATCATCTCTACTTCATCTCTGCTCAGTCCGCCATTCATGATGATATGATGATGAATTCTAATGATTTCACCACTGTCCTTCATCCCATACTCTGTAACCAATATATATTTTAAAGGGGGCAGCCCCAGTTTTGTTCTCCTATATGCAATCCGGCGCAAATAGTTCCCCACCGTGCGCTCTGCCTCTTTCTCTGTCTCAGGCATTACTGCATAAGTGCAGCATACATGGAGATCACCAACTCCAAAATTCCCATTTCCCAACTGCACCAGATATCGTTTTGCATTTTTATCATTAAGCTCCTGCTGCTTTGGCTCTGTGACCTTCTGCCGCTTTCTCCTTTCCCCTTTGACTGCCTTTTCAGCTTCTTCTGTTCTTGGAATTATATCTACTTCCCTATAATCATTACAATCTATCTTCTTCTCCCTTATAAACATCTTTCTGCCTTTTCCTGTACCACTGACTTCCAAAGTATTAGTATCTTACCTTATCCCTCTATTATCTTATATGAGATTGGAAATGGTAGGAATCTTAATACCGTATACAAGCCCGGGAAGGGATACCCCTTATATGTTTTTTCTTTTTGGCTTGCATTTCGTCTTCCGGCATGGTACAATAATCATGTCTTTCTTTTTCGCCAGTTAGCCTTGACCGTGTTTCCGGCACTGTCAAGGCTTTTTTCTGTCCTTACAAGGCGCACGTTACAGATACGCCGCCCTGGGCTCCTTTAACTCATTACCATCTTTTATAAACGCCTGCCTCATGTCCAGCTCATCAATGATACCAGCGATGGTATCCCATGCCCCACAGATTTCCAGATGTCTGAAGGCCACGCTACATCCAATCTGCATAAGCCACATAAAATCCTTTTTGGAAAGCTTTTCAAGTATGTTCTGCCGCTTCTTTTTTCTTTTTCAACATCCGAAAAAATCTCTTCTCGGTAAAAAAGAGTATCTGTATCTGTTTCCGATAGCGTCAACATGGTTGTGTTAAGCCACCAGGAGGCGTTTTCTGTTTCGATATCCTCTTCTATGTATTTTCGTGTCTTGAATGGAATGTCTCTGTTATATATCTCGCACTTAAAGCTTTCCAGATCATTCCATAGATCACTTGCCACATTCGCCAGCTCAGTTAGTAGCTCATCATAATATGCGGCGTACTCACTGTTGTTAAAGCGGCTGTTGTACCGCCCCTCCATGATCTCCTGGAGCTTGTCTATAATTGACCAGTAGTCCAACTCTTTATAAAGTCCCATGTGCCTACTCCTCCGGCCGTCTCTGCTCTGTGGCGGCATCTTTCATGCGCTCAATTTTCTCCAGGGTTGTTGTAATACTTTCCAATGCCCGGACTCCTTCAGCAACCTCTCTTATATTGGCCCCGGAAAAACTACGCAATTCTCCTGTACCAATGCGTTTTATCAGAGTCGCCGCATACTTGACCGCAATTTCTTCAACAGCTTTATAAAACTCTTCTTTTCCTCCCTCTTCTTCTGCTTCCCATTGTTCTATGCTAATTTTCCGTACAGACGCCCAGTCATACTTTTCATCATAATCAATGACTATCCTTTGCTTTTGTTCCGGCCAAAAACCAAGCGTATCTTTTATGCGGTCCCCCATATCTTCCCGAGCAAAAATTCCCCAATCATGCTCTTGTCCCTTCTCCAGCATCTGCTGCAGATCAAGCCCAAAATGCTGGTATACTTTTTCTGAGAGCGATTTCTCCTGCGTTCCCTCCATCCTTTCTTTTTACCTCCTTCCTGAACTCACATATATGCTGTATTTGCAAAGAGCAGTTCCTCTCCTGAAGAAATATTGTAGGTCGAAGCATCTACGGCATACTCTTTGTATTTACCGTCATATTCTTCTGCCGCAAACAAAATATCTTCCAGATCCCACATGCCTGCACTGTTGTTCCATATGTATTTTCTGTAGTCTTCGTCTTCTGCAATGTACGCCACTACCTCTACTAAGCTATCAAACTTGCACATGTCCTTTTCCCCTTATCCTGCCTTTTCAGGGGCACTGAGCGTCCTACACTCTTCCTCCTGCTCCCGCTGCATGTTCTCCAAGTGCCTCTCCGCTGCTTTTATGCAGGCCCGTGTGAATCTCTCCTGATACCCCTCCGAAAACGTGACCTGTACTTTTATCTCCCGCTGCTGCCTCATCCGCTCCATCCCTTTCCGCTGTATATACGTTTCTACATAAAAGTTCCTGTAAACGTCATAGTGCCTGACAACCTTCTCCAACACCTGTCCCAGTATTCGCATACTGCCCGCTGGGCTTCTGCATAGTCACACACTGGTCCACTATATTCGATTGTTGTAGTGATCTCTGGCTGTATAGGGTCCTGGAGCCGCAGTAAATATTCACGGCTCTTCATCTTCATTCCTCTCTTCTTTTTTATCATTTTCTTTTTCATCCTCGATCCGCTTCAGGCCCTTCATAATGGCCGCAATGTACTCATCTTCATAGTTCCAATTCATGTTAATCGCATCTTCAGCCAGCACATCCAGGATGATCTTTGCCTGCCTCCGTCTCTCCTCCGCTTTCTGCTTTGCGGTTTGCTGTGTTTCCATAAACGCCCGATCATCCTGAATTTTCTTACGCGACTGCTGCCCCTGCTCCTCTGTGATCAGTCCGGCCTGCTTGGCAAGATCAACTGCGCCCAAATCTATCTCCCAAGACTTTGCTTCCTCCCGAACTGTCTCTTCTGTCTTTTTTCGCTCAATTTCCAGAGTATCCATAAGATTCGTAATCGCATCATGCTGTGCCATCAGGTTCTGCTCCAGCGTTGTATGGCTCTCCGGCGCATCCAACACTTTTTTATACGCCCTACAGATCTGCTGCTCTTCTCTCTGGATGATTTCCACCATCTCTTCTGCTCTCTTCATACCTCCCCCTCCTTCGCCATCCTTACCTGCTCATATACCTTTGCTGTAAGATCCTTCAGCTTATTTTTGTGCTCCTCTGCCATAGTGGATACTGCAAAAAGTGCTGACTCAAATTCCATGTAGTCATATATCCCACCATAGATTGCTGCATCTACCGCCACCAGCAGGCTGCTAAGCCTCTCCGCCTCATAGCCTATATCCTCGATCTCCATTGCAATGTCCAATTGATCCACCTCCTATTTACGTGCGTTTTGCACCTTCTATTATTTTATAATATACAGTACAATTTGCACGCAGTCAAGTATTTTTTGCGTGCATTACGCACATATTAAAGGAGGAAGTTATGTTTAATAAAAGACTTCGTGAAATTCGTATGAAGCGTGGCTTTACACAACAGAAATTAGCCGATTCTGTTGATATTGCTTTGCGTTCTTATCAGTGTTATGAAACTGGAACCCGAACACCCTGTTATGATCTACTAATTTGCCTTGCAGACATCTTGGATGTCTCTCTTGATTACCTCATGGGGCGGGACGAGTTTATGAGAGCTCACGCAATACCCTTTGATGAATACCTGTAATGTCTTCTAATGTATCCCATAAAGTAAAGTCTCCTGTCCGGTCTCCAGCCTCTATGTTCTGGTAGTATCTCAGGCTTATTTCTAACTCATCTGCCATCTGCTGCTGTGTCAGGCCCGCCCTTTGGCGGGCCTCCTTAAGGTTCTTGCGCATCAATTGCTCCTTCCTGCCCTTGCTCTAACCTTATCAGTTAATCCATCTGATAGATGTATCCCCCCGAAAACCTTTTTCCCATACATACCAGGCATACGCTATAGCGTTTGACTTTGCTGCTTTCTCAAAATCCCCATTTTTTGCACAGCACAGCCGGGAGCTGGATACATACACGATCCGGGGTGGATTTTCCATAAAAAGCTTTTTCCGCTGCTTCCCCTCCAGGAACTGCAGCTTCAAAAACATTGCAAGTTTTCTTCCAGGCTGAATAAGTTCCAACGCCCTTTGAACAAATTCCATCCCATATGTATAGGGCGGGTTTGTGATGATGTCCCCAAATCCCTCTGGAGGATCATCTGCCAGGAAGTCCAAGGGCTCCGGTTCTCCGAAGCCCCGGTAAATTAGATCTGTGCTGATCACTTTATATCCATGAGCTATAAGCACTTTGGAAAGATGCCCTTCCCCACAGGCACACTCCCAAACCACCGGAGAGAATTTTTCTTCTGCCAGAAGAAGCTCCATGGCTTTAGGCTCTGTGGCATAATAATCATTTTCTGCCCTTGCTTCTTTGCTATGGTTTGACGCGCCCAAAGCCGAAAATACACTCTGGGCATTTCCTGTCCAGTCCTTATTCTTTTCCATTTCCTGATTCCTCTGTCTCCCCGATCTGGATACTCATATGCAATGCCTTAAAAACTTTATCCGCCCACTCAAGGCTTATGCTGCTGTTGCCTTTTTCCCAATTAACAACTGATCTCTGTGTGGCTCCGATTGCATCCGCCAGGGCCTCTTGCGTCATGCCTTGCTTTTTCCTGGCTTCTTTGATGATTTTTCCGTATTTGATCCTCTTCCTACCTCCTCTTAAACAATGATGCCTTGTGAAAGTTCTTTCATATTTCCTCTTGTCTTTTCCTGACTATCCCCTTATACTGTATTTACAGGCCCCCGCCAAGGCCGAGTAAATACAGAAAGGAGGATGATCATGTGTTCATGGGTATGTCCCGCGTGCAATACAGCAAACGATGCTGATGATAGTTACTGCATCGAATGTGGCTGCCACAAGCCAGCACCGTCGAATAATCACTGCAGCAATCCCAACTGCAAAGCTTACAACGTAATTTTGTCTAATCCTGAGCAAAAGCATTGTGGAAAATGTGGCGCAGCGACTACTTATGGGAAGGAAATTGAATCTTTCAGTTGATTTCTTCCTCTTTGAGCAGCGCCTTAGCTTTTTTTATGGCGCTGCTCAGATCATATCCGCAGTTGGTGCAATACTTATCATCAAAATCCTTTATCTCTTTTTTGCGGCACACTGCATTCCCACACATGGGGCACGCGAAAAAAGTTCTTTTTGTTCCACAGATAGCCTTTCCGCAAGACGTACACGTATAATACTTTTTAAATAACTTCATTTGCTCTCCCTTCTTCCTGACAATCTTTTCCCTCTTCCTTATGCTACATGCTCTGCAGGGGCCAAAATTCCCCCATTACCTGCTTTTTAAAAAGCGGCTTAGCCAATCTGCCGACAGCTAGACTTTCGTCCCCATTCTCCACTCAATATACACGGGCCTTTCTTCACCGGGAGGGCATATAGGCTTTATGGTATGGCATACCGCTTTCCATTTTCCGCCACTCTGCATTTTCACGGGCTTGTGACCGTCCTTGGCTGCATTAACGGGGGAACTGCTGCCCCCGCCAAATTAACTGAGCTGCCCTGCCTCACACCGCTGCCGCCGCAAAGGAAGTCTGGCAATTGTATGCCCATATTTACGATGTTGTGTTGGAAGAGGCACAACAGGACAATGAGTTTGTCACTGATGATAAGTAGTTGAATTCCGCTATTTTCCTCAATGGGTCATCTTTTACCATGTCACACATTATATGGCCCATTGATGACATCAGATATTTTGTTTCTATTAAGGTAAATTCTTCTTTTGCCAGATATTCAAAGATATACTCACAAGCTCTCTTGATTTTAGATGGTTCAACTCCATCTGACTTCATGCTTATACATTGCCTATTCATCTTATTATTCTCCCCCTTCCTGATAGGATTTCGCTACACGCCCTGCAGGGGATTTACGATCTTACCCCTTACGGGGCCTCCTCCCCCGCTGTGTACAGATAACGTATTCAGTTGTCAATGTTTCACTTTCCTATTGTCATTTTTTGACTCCACCCTTATACTGTATTTACAGGCCCCCGCCAAGGCCGAGTAAAAAAGAAAGGAGTGCTGTTTTATGCGGGATTCGATTATTGTAAGTGTATCTGAATTGCGTTCCCTCATTCAGGAAGTTCGACGTACCGGCAAGCAATATGTCAAAGTGACTATATCGGATGCTTTTGAAGAGGACGGCGAAACATATCCTGCCGAACTTTCGCTTTGCTCATGTGATCCTGACATGTGCATAGAATTTGAACCGATTTACTCTCCTGACCATGAAGCTGAACTTTTCGCTGCCATGAGTAAGGCCGCTCGCATGAGTTCCAATTTACTTTAATTCCATCACGTATGGGAGGGATTGACGTCCGTCTTTTTTCCTCCCATATTGTATTTTTCTAACAGCCTTAACAATGCTTTTTCTCTCCGCTTCCGTTAGTCCAACCGCACTGATAATGATTCCCTGCTTCATTTTGATCCTTTTGTTTTTCGTTCTGCATTTTAACATTGCCTGTTTTTCCTCCTTCCTCACAGTATTTCGCTACACGCTCTGCAGGGGATTTACGATCTTACCCCTTACGGGGCCGCTCCCCCGCTGTGGACAGATGAAATATTCAATTTTCAAGGTGCCTCCTCTTGAGCTACCCCGCTTCAGACTGCTGCCGCCTGCTGCATGTTACCTCCTTCCTATTGTCATTTTTTGACTGCCCCTTTATACTGTATTTGCAGGCCCCCGCCAGGGCCAAGTAAACAGGAAAGGAGGATATTGTCAAAATGCTGAATAACAGGAACGTTTTCGCAGTTTGCCCTAAGAAAGGAGAGCAGGTTTGTCTTGTAACTGATTACCCTGATCCTAAAAAATCCTTAAATGACAGAATTAATAAAATGGATCTTGAATGCGGGCATGACTGTGATTTTGAACCCTGTCCCATCGTGGAAAGCCATAATGCTATTTATTAGGTGGATCTTGGCCGTGCGTCTCTGCAATTTTGGATGCCGCACGGTCATCTTCTAAAATTTTCATTATTGTTTTTACTGCATTTGCAAGCACTTCATTAATCTTTTCATTATTTTCTCGTTTGTTGACACTGATTTTGCTGTCAATGTGAAGAAAATCATCTGGACTATTAAATTGTCCCTCTATCTGAGTAAGTGTTCTTTTGATTTCGCTCACTCTGAGCTTTTCGCCTCCTTCCTGAGCTGCCCCGCTTCAGACTGCTGCTGCCTGCTTCATCTCCTTGGCTATCCTGGTTCCCGCTTCTACTCCGTCAATGTAAGCAGTAGCAACTGCTGTGAAAAGCGGCTGATTTTCTTTAGGTACTCCCATCATTGCAACGATGAGACGTCTTGCCCTGGCGACTTGATCTTCTGTGTAGCCTTCTTTTTTGACTTCTTTCATCTCCTCTGCCTCCTCCTTTTAGTATTTTTGCCTCCTGATGTATAAAGTGTATAAATTGTTTGTTGGTTCTGGGACTATTATACGTTCTAAAATCAACATTGTCAATATCTTTTTTGTTGGTTAAAGGACTTTTTGTTGACAAGGGGACTTTTTTGTGCTATCTTCTGATAAGAAAGGAGGCTATTTTTAGAATGAATGAACGCATAAAAAAAGTGCGGAAAGCTCTGGATCTTACGCAACAAGAGTTTGGTGAGCGTATTGGTATGAAGCGAAATAGTATTGCTCTGATTGAAAATGGACGCAATACTTCCGATCAAACAGTTTTCGCAATATGCCGGGAGTTTAATGTAAATGAGGAATGGCTCCGCACTGGTGTTGGAGAAATGTTCAGGGCTGCCCCCACCTCCGCACTGGATGCACTCGCGGAAGAATATGGTTTATCTGAATCCGCCTATGTAATGGTTGAGAAGTTTATCAATTTAAAGCCAGACGCTCAAGAGTCCATTTTTGATTATGTGCTGGCTGTTGCAGCAGCTTTTAAGGAAAAGCCCATTGCTGCTCCAGAGACTTCTGTTTCAAATCTTGAGAAACTGACTGTTGATGAACGAGTGGAGCTTTTTCGTATGGAATTGGAGCGTGAAGAAAGAGCGGGGGAAAAATTACAAGCATTACCAAAAAACGCTTAGAACGTATGCTTTTTCCGAAGAAATCATAAGGTAATTTGACTATTGAAAGGAGAACAGAATGTCCGAAGAATTCAGGCTTATTATGGATGAATTGGATAAACTCAATGCAAAGGTAACAGACATCCAGTTGACCCTGGAAAATGAAACAAACAAAAATATCTGCATCATTGCCGAAGGACACCTCGATCTGTCTAGAAAGCTTGATGAGGCTCTGAAGGTGGAAAGTGAAAAAGAAATGCTTATCCTCCGAGTCAACCACCTTGAGAACGAAGTCCGGCGGCTGAAGCAGCGGATTGAAGAAATTGCTTAATTCAAAAATCTTGGAGATTGTAAAATGGAAAACTTCTTAATGAAGCCAAAGATCGACTTTGCTTTTAAGGAAATTATGGCCAATGAGACAGCCCGCATCGGCTTCCTGGCAGCAGTTCTGGAGCTTAACCCAGAGAGCATCAAGGAGACCGTGATCCTCAATACCTTCCTGCGCCGGGAGCATGAAGATGATAAGCAGGGTATCCTGGATGTCCGGCTCCGGATGGACAATGAGGCAGAAATTGACATTGAAATCCAGCTGTCGGAATTAAATATCTGGGCTGACCGCTCCCTCTTCTACCTGGCCAAGATGTTTACAGAACAGATCAAGCCCGGCGAGAGCTACCGCCTTTTAAAAAAGTGTGTCAGTATCAGTATCCTTGATTTTGTGCTTTTTAAGGATGAGGCAAACTTTTACTCCTGTTTCCATATCATGGAGGATACCCGCCACTTCAGGTACACCGACAAGATGGAATTCCATGTGATTGAGCTTCCCAAACTGCCTGTAAAGGAAGATTATTCAAAGTTGGAACTGTGGGCAAAATTTATCAATGCGGAGAAAAAGGAGGAGTTTGACATGCTTGCTAAAAAAGATCCTTATATTGACAGCGCTTACAGACAGCTGCAGATCATCAGCCAGGATGAGCAAATGCGTATGGAGTATGAAGCCAGGGAAAAGGCCATGAGAGACTATAGTGAGATGATGTATGAGGCAGATATGCGCGGAGAAGAACGTGGAGAAAAACGTGCTACACTACGTATTAACAAATTGAATTCTTTACTGAGCCGTGATAATAGAATTGCTGACCTGGTACGTTCTACAAGTGATCCAGCCTTTCAAAAACAGCTAATGGGTGAATATGGAATCGAATAATTCTAAAAATAAAGCCCCGGTTACCAGCCGGGGCCCCCATGAGATAATGAGGTGTCGCAAATTTATTGTAGCGTTGGAAATGAGATTTGTGCTATATTTCTATTTAGGAGGTGGTAAATATGAAGGCATCTGCCCAAAGCCTGTGTAATAATATCTTATCCAGGGCACATGAAGAAAAAATAGAAATAACGCCAATGAAACTGCAAAAAATATTGTATTATGTATGTGTGAAATATGTTAAGGAAACTGGAATATTCCCTATTTACGAAAGGTTTGAAGTATGGAAATACGGTCCGGTCATTCCATCTGTATACTCCGAATTCAAGACCTTTGGCGCTTCCCCTATAAAAGGGTTTGCCTGCAATGCCAAGAAGAAATCTATGATGGTCGACGAAGATGCTAATCCTATTCTTAAGTCATGCATAGATTATGTTTGGAACAAGCTGAAAACATATGATGGCGTAGATTTAGCAAAAAGGACACACCAAAAAGGTGGCGGATGGCGTTCTGCATACCAAAACGGAAATGAAATTATCAGCACGGAGGAAATGAAGTGTGACGAAACCCTCTAATAAAGCACTTGAAGATGATAACTTACCAGAAAAGTTTCTGCCAGAAGATGAACCGTTTGACACGGTAAGCACTAATACTGATGGAGAAAACTCCTCACATAGCAAAACAGACCACCTCCTCCCAAAGGAAACTCCTGCAAAAGATCTTGAGGATTCCAGAAAATTTGCTCTGGGCTCCTCAATGCTGGGGTGGTGCCTGTTTTTGATGCTTGTCTGCATACTCTTATCCCTATGGAAGCCAGAAAACGAACTTATAAAAAATGGCTTTGAAGCTTTTAAACTTATAGTTATGACAATACTTGGATACATATTTGGTTCAAATAATTCAAAATCTAATTAATTACACAAAAAAGCCCCGGTTACCAGCCGGGGCCCCCATGAGATAATGAGGTGCCGCACCCTCATTTTATCATCACTGTCCCTCTCTTGCAACAGTTCCGGGCATTTTTATGCCCATTTTTAAGGAGGCCGTTATGAATTTTGGTATATACGGACGTAAATCGTACTTTAAAGATACTTCAGACAGCACCCAGATGCAGTTCTCTGTGTGTGAGGCTCACATACAGCAGCACTTTGAGGAGCTTGGCTCCATCCAGCACTATGAGGATGATGGTTTTGTGCGCTCCAATATGGACCGGCCTGGTATGAATCAGCTCAAGGAAGATATCTCCGCTGGCCTGGTTGACTGTGTGATCATCTATAAAATTGACAGAGTATGCTCTGACATGATGGACTTCTGCTCTTTTTACACCTTTTTGAAAGAACATAGCGTGAAATTTATTACTGTAAAAGACGGCATAGACACCACCACCCCCCTGGGGGAGGCCATGATGTACCTGGCTGTGATCTTTTCTGGGCTGGAGGTGCAAACAGACTCCCTCCGGATCACCGACAACATGATCCACCTGGCGGCCAAGGGCTTTTGGTGCGGCGGGCCGCCTCCCCTTGGGTACTCCATCACTCCCCTGGAGTTGGGGACAAAGTCCCATAAGACTCTGGTTTTAAACGATGAGGAGATCCAATATAAAAATCGGCTTATAGATATCTTTT